TTGAGTGCTTTGTATGTGTAAGCTCTCCTGATCCCCGGTCCATGTTCCCTGAGTGCATCTTCGTGTGGCAATGCTTTATGCATACCGAATTGATTAGGCTCCCACAAATGAAACCTGCATAGTCTACCTAGTAAAGTTCTTATCTGACCACGGTCCTGTGCACGATTAGATGCTCGTTCCATAAGTTGTTTAACAAAGGGTACTCGACCATGATACGTATTAAATAGTTCAGCAGCTTTCTCTTTTGTTACACCTAACTCCGCCTGTAGTTTAGCTTTACCCATACCGTAGAATAGTCCTAAGTTAATTGTCTTCGCTTGTGTTCTAGGGATCTGTGCCATGTCAGCTACAGTCTGGTGAAAGTCTGAGTCTTTGTTATTGTGATAAGCATCAACAACATTATAAACTGATGGTAATTTATATAGTGATGCGTAGTGTACAACGAGCCTTGGTTCTTGCTGCGAATAATCAAAACATCCCCATTTACATCCTTCTTCTGGAATAAATAATGATCTAATCTTTGGACCTAGATCTTTATTTCTTGCAGGTATCTGTTGTAGGTTAGGATTCTGATAACTAAATCTGCCTGTGATTGTACCACCAAACTCTGATCTTAATTGGTTTATGTCTGCATGTATTCTACCTTTATGCTGATACTTTAATATAGAGTCAATAAAAGTTGTGTGAGCTTTATTAATCTCTCTAGCTTTGGCTATCATCTTTACAACAGGGTGTTCGTGTTCTTGTAAAAAGTTTTTAGTAAAAGATGGTGCAGCTGTCTTTGCAGTTCTTTCGTATGGTATCTTTAAATTATCAAACACTTCAGCAATAGATCTTGCAGCCCATATCTGTGGCCTGACATTGGTTTCTTTTTCTATTGCGGTTAGTAGATCTCTTTCTTCTTGTACTAATTGTTTCTTCATTAGATGTGCTTTATCTATATCTACTCTTACACCTTTAAACTTCATATCGACAAGACATGGAAAGAGTTCTGTTTCTAAATCAAATACATCTTCGAGATCTTGATGGATAATTTCTTTCTTCATCTCTTGCCACAAACCTAATGTAATCTCTGCATCACGTTCAGCGTAAGATCCTACGTGCATGGATGGTAGCTTGTACATCTCAGACTTTGGATCGATGCCCCACTCTGATGCAGCTTCAGCTAATGCACCTTCATTCTTACCATAGCCAAGGTAGTGCCAAGACAAACTATTAAGATCATATCTAAATCTATTCTCATCTGTGATGGCTGCAGCTATCATTGTACATACAATGTCGCCGTTTATTTTAAAACCTAATTGTCTTAACCAACAGACGTCATACATGGCGTTGTGAAATACTTTTGTTGATGGCGCTTCTAAAATATCTTTGAGCCACTCTAAAACTTTTTTACGATCCATGTTCCCTCCACCTTCGTGTGCGATAGGAAAGTATCCTTTAAAACCATTTGTAGCCACAGCGATACCGATAACATCACCGTTACCAATTACAGAGCCAGATCCTTTTTCTTTTAAGTCTGGATCTTTAGTTTCTAAGTCAATGGCTATCTCTTCTACTTGTCTAAGATCTGGAAACTCAGTTGGGATATTCCATTCTGTTTGTGCTTCAAACTTAGGTATTCTCATTGTTATCCTTTTTTAGTGTGAACCCTGGTGGTAGAGGTTTTGTGGTAGTGTCTTCTGAATAGTCTCTTTCAATAATCATTTCTATAAAGTGTATTGCCTTTAACAAATCTTGCTTTTTTCCTTTATCGCGATGTCTTATTATATACTTGATAGCACATCCCTCCGGGTATAACAACTCATTCTCAACTACAAACTTGCTCGGCTGAATTTTATACTTTTGATAATGGGATCCTCCGTGCTGCTTATCCCAAACTTTCGATGTCATAACTTCTCTCCTTATTTTTTCCTGCAATGAAATACAGATTTTGTTTTGCTCGAGTAACTCCAACATACCAAACTCTATGCTCTTCATCCTGCTTCTCTAAGCTTCTTTGTAATGATTCTAAAGTACGTTTGGACATATCTAATACCAGTAAAACATTGTCAGCTTCTCCACCTTTGGCTGCGTGTATGGTAGATAACTTCACTCTTGGTTTACTGCTTAATGGTTCTTTTCTTTCTAACATCTTTCTTATGTATAAGCTGTCATCTAGATCTAATTGTAATAGTTCATACCACCTTAGATCTTTGTCTATCTCTTCTATGGTTTTGTATTCTGTATATTCTAGAATATCTCTAATCTCTGCTTCGTTTAGTTCCTCACCTTTTACATATCGTGTCCAGTTAATTATGGTCTTGTATAATTTTTCAGAAAAACTTTTTTTGTTTTTGTATTCGTAATAAATACCCATAGCCTGTAAATCTGGCATTAGATTAATTAATCTGTAATTTGTTCTAGCTAGTATTAACCAGTTGCCATCTTGCACTGGTATCTCTTGAAGTGAATAAGACTCAGGATATATGTTCCCTGTTTCCTTACGCGGTTGCCATGTTTTTAATATACGTCTCTCATCAGGAATACGGTCTAATATTTTATTAGCTATGGATTGTATGCTTTGTGGCACACGATATGATTTTGGTAATACAATCTCTTTACTAGGTTCTTTTTGAAATCGCTCTACATCAGCTCCAGCCCAACCGTAGATGGCTTGATCATCGTCACCAGCTAAAACAATATGCTTTGATTTCTTTTTAAGTTCATCATACATCTTCCATTGTATGGGTGATAAGTCCTGTGCTTCATCAATAAACACAACATCAAACGTTGGACAAAGATCGTCAGCACGATCAATAAATTTTTGTATCATGTCATTGAAGTCAACTAGTTTGAATGCTTCTTTTCTATTATCTAATTCTAATTTTAAAATCTTGACAATCTCAAAGTCTAAATCTTCAGAATACATATTACTGTTGAACTCTTCTTCGATAGATATATTCTTTATTTTAGCTGCAGATATTAATTTAAAGTACTCACTGTTAGAATCAACAAAGCCTGTGCTGTCTTCACCGTTTGAATATATAGATACTTCAATACCAACCTCTCGACCAATAGCTGCGTAGTCTTCGTTCTGCATGACGTTGCTTTTTTTCATACCTAAAAGATTAAATGCGAAAGAGTGTAGTGTTTGAAAGTACGGTAGATCTTTATCTTCTAACTCTGGGTGCTTGTCTAGCATTCTACCTTTTGCTTCACCTGCAGCTTTTTTGGTGAAAGCAAAGTATCCTATTCGGTGCAATGGCACACCAAACTTAACTAGTGTTCTTACATAGTGTAATAGCTTTGTAGTTTTACCTGTACCAGGAGGACCCAATATCTTTCTAATCATATGATCTCCTTATCGTAATTAATTTTATTGTGTAAAATTTTTACGCTTTGAAACTTCTCTATAGATATTTTAATTAAATGTTTTGTTGGTGTGTTGTATTCACCTTTCTTTTGTGATGGAAATCTTTTCTCTTCAATAAATTCTACGTTGCAATCTTTATAAAACTCCTGTATCATTACGCCCGTTTTATCTTCCGGATACTTCCAGCCATTATTCTTTAGTTTGTTATAGAAGTTAGCAAACTTAAAATACGCAAATTCATCATCGATTAATACACCACCAGACTTAAAGCTAACATCGTTCTGTGCTCTTGCTCCGTTTATCTTTTGATGTAGTTGATCGTGTAGTTTTTCTTTTGGTGTTGTGCCTATTGGTGGATCTTGCACGGTCAACGTTCTGTATAGATCTTCTAAAACTTTTTGGTCATCACCAGACTTAATCATTGGTGGTGGAAACCCTGCATACTTTGATATAGCATTACGTCTTTTTCTTTGGTCGTTGACGTGTTCTACGTTTTTACAATGAACTGTTCTTACATCTTCACCATCGGGTAATGTCACATCAAATGTGTACTCTGCTTCCGGTTCTAAATCAATCTTGACTAAATTAGTAAGGATTGGATAGCTGCCTTTTGATCCACACAATACACCAAACTTTCTTTTTACACAGATACCTTTCTTACAATAATCACTGATAGGACTCTGTGTGCATGTATATCCTTTGTAGGTATCTCGCCATGATTTTAGTTTAGCTTTTAATTTATTTTTATCCCATGCATGTGCGTTAGCGCCCGAGAAAAATTTTACGGGTGCATCCATGACCATCTGCTCCCAGTTATCTTCATACTTTAATTTTACAAAGACATGATAGTTGTAAAGAAATCTATCTTTACCATCGAAGCCTTCTTCTTTTGTCAGTTTAGATAGTTCAGCTAAACATGGTGGACCTTCTCTAAATATATCATCAACACCTTGCATAGCTACAGCATCGATACTGTCTGTTATTTTTTTTAGATCTTCTTCTGCAACAAGATTAGCTTGTATGACTTTCATAAACTCTTCAAAAGAAAATTTAGTCCCGTCTATATTTAAAGCTATTCTTTCTGACTTTTTAAAATAAGGTAGATTAATAAAATTACCTTTACTTATTTTTCCTGTCTCGGAATCTTTTACTAGTCGTGTTTGTTTTGGAAATATTTCTGTGTCGTATTTTAATTTGAATAGTGGCAACAGATTACTTAGAAAAGATCTTAATACTGTTGCGCTAACAAAATCTTTTAAGAATATATAAAGGTGCATACCACCACTTTTAGATAGCACCGGTATTAACGGTAAATCAAACTTCTGTATTGTATCAAAAAATTTTTTACGGTCGTACTTCTCGTAATCTTTGAAATCAACATCGATGGCACCAAACCTTGCCAGTCCATCCTTAGTGCAAGGTTGGATACCGATCGACCTTTCTCCAGCCAGGTGATCGTTGTAGACTTGGTCTGTTATGTCCTCATCATTCCAACGATAACTTGGTTTCTGCTTTTTGGTAATTGGATCTATCTCAAGGCGACTCATGTCGGCTTGACCATACGCAAGATCATACCCAGCGAAATATTTAGAAAATAAATTATCCATAATTATTTAAAGGGCGGATCCAGTCTCCCATCACCGCCCTTTCTCCCTAACGAGGAAGTCCTAAATAATCGAATCCTTTTCTTCTGATTCATTTCCATGTTTGACTTTTACTTGTCCTTTGGAAATGCTTTCAGAGAAAGCTTTCGCTTGTTGGTAAAGAGCTGCGTCTGTTATTGGACCCACCTTATTTACTTTCCAACCAAACCAAGTGCCCTTATCATTTGACATTTGAGTTGTTGCTAGATTGTAAATATGACTAAACGCAGGTGGTTGATATAAATTACCACTCTTGCCTTTTAGTCTTAGGCTTGACAACATTGAGTTCCAATTTCTACTTACTTTTAGTTGAGTAGATTTCATCGTAATCAACGCTGTGCATGGGCTGTCACCAGTTACAATTACATAATGACTCGCAGTTTTTTCTACGTAATTACCATTTGGTAATCTGTCTTTGTAATTTGCATCCGGTTTTGTTTTACTGATTATGTCAGATGTAGACGGGTGTACCGTTACTGGCGCACCAGAACCTTCACCTCTATCTTTCCACTCGACATATTCAAGTTTGTAAAAACAAGGTATGACATTGATACCCTTCTCACCATCAAACAATTGATGTGATACAGAGTTGTATATCATCCCTGGTTCTGCACCTTCGACATACTTACCATCCCTTTTGTTTACTTCGGGTGATAACTGTCCAAGGATTTTCAAAAAAGGCAATGCCAGGTCTTCTTGACCCAACACACCTAAACCTTTTCCAGCATCCTGTTCCATTACATTGGCAGGTAGGCTAGCAGTTTTTTTTGTTACGTTTCCTGTTTCCATGTTATTTGTTCCTTGTTATTTTT